GAGCTCCGCACCCTGGTCATCTTCCGAACCGACGAGTCCACCGACGGCATCCCCGTCGCCTCGGACTTCGTTCCTCCGACCGCTGACGAGCTCCTCGAGGAGTTCTACGTGATCGACGCGGCGGACGGATCCACCGTCATCGAACGGACGGCTCTGATCCGCCGGATGCACCTCAAAGACAGGGGGTAACCATGCGGGACGTCCGCTCAGTTGCGGCCGGAGGCCGTGACCGGGCACACGACGTCGCCCGCGAGGTCTTCCCACGGTTCGCGAAGCTCTTTCCCACCAAGCTGTACTGGTTCATCTCGAAGGGCTACCGCCCTCACGAGTGGCAGGCCGCCTTCCACGCTGCCGATCGAAACGGCCTTCTCAACCGCTACCGGCACCTAGTCGCCGGACGGCGGGGCGGGAAGACCCTCTCGGCGGCGTGGGAGGTCCTGTTCTACTGCCTCCACCCGGAGGAGTTCCACATGGACTTCCGCGGCGAGTCGTCCAGCCGGCCGCTGTGGGTCCAGGTCCTCGCGAAGGACCACAAGGTCGGGTTCGCGGCCGAGCAGGCGCTCAGAGAGTGCCTCGACCAGGCCGAGCTCGTCCACAACAAGGACTACCGCTGGAACAAGAGCGAGAAGTACGTCGAGTTCGAGAACGGCACGCTCCTCCAGTTCAAGAGCGCGGACGATCCGCAGTCGCTCCGAGGCGCCGGCCTCGACATCCTGTGGGTCGACGAGGCGGCCTTCGTGCCGACCCGCGAGCCGTGGGACGTCATTCGCCCTTCGCTCTCCGACAAGCCGGGCTGTCTCATCACGACGACGACGCCCAAGGGCAAGAACTGGTTTTACGAGGAGTTCTTCTCGGGCCCGGCGCTCGAGGACGAGTTCCAGTTCCGCGTCGAGTACACGAGCCTCGACAACCCGTACTTCCGGCGCGAAATCTGGGAGTACGAGAAGCGGACGATGCACCCCGCGATGTTCAAGCAGGAGTACCTGGCGGCCTTCGACGCGATGGCGGGCCTCACCCTCTCGGGCGACTGGCTCCACTACTACGTCACCGGCAAGCCGGAGCAGGGCGAGATCGCGCTCCCGCGCGAGAAGGACGGCACCATTCGCCTTCGCAAGTACATCGGCATCGACACCAGCACGGGTGAGGCGGAGGACTCCTTCGCGATCTCCCTGATCGGGGTGGCCGACGACGGGCAGGTCTTCCTCCTCGACTGCTGGAAGGGGCGGATTCAGTTCCCGGACCAGATCGACAAGGTGCGGGAGTGGTTCTACAAGTACCGCCCGGAGCAGATCGGAATCGAGTCGACCGCCTTCCAGCGCGTGCTCGCGCAGATGGCCGCCCGGCTCGAGGGCCTCCCCAACGTCATCCCCGTCTTCTCGAAGGGGAAGAAGGTGGACCGCATCGTCTCGATGTCGCCCCTCTTCAAGGTCGGGAAGGTCCGCATCCACGCGAAGTCCGCCGTCGAGTTCATCGACGAGTGGGTCAGCTTCGACGGAGCCAGCAAGACCAACCGGGACGACCTCCTCGACTCCGTGGAGATCGCTCTCGGGTGCGCGGGCATCCTCCTCCCCTCGAACCTTCACGAGCTCGAGGTCCAGGAGAAGAAGACCCGCACGATCCACGACGAGGCGCGGGAACAGATCGAGCGCCTCAAGGACAGAACCGTCTTCCACCCGACCCTCGGAACGGAGGTGTAGTGGGACCTGAAATCCTCATGGCCGCCGGCGCCCTTGTCTGGGCCGCGGGCGAGCTACTCGCCGTCGTCAGGCGGCGCAACGAAACGACGTCGGACTACGTGGCGAAGGGCCGTCACTACTGGTGGGCCCGCGTGCTCATCGGAATCGCCCTGGCGTGGCTGACGCTGCATCTTGGCTTCGGCTTCCCCGCGACCATCTTCGGCGCGTGGTAGGTCGCCTCTTCTACGCGCTCGCCTGGTTCCTCGAGAAGGTGCTGGGCCTGCACGTCTTCCCGGACGAGCAGAGCTCCGGCGGCTGCGCCGCGTGCGCGGCCAAGGACCAGACGATCGCTCTCCTCGCCGATCTAGTCGACTGGCATCGCGCCCAGGCGGGGCAGGTCAGCGCGGCGGGAACCGCGTCCTTCGCGGCGTCACCCCCGCGGCTCGAGGTCGTCGGCGACAAGCCGGACCCGACGCCGGAGGAGGAAGAGATCGACTCCATCATCACGGAGCTCAACTACGGCGACATCGACGCCGAGAGGGCCGAGCAGCTGTCGGCCCGGCTCCAGACGCTCACTAGCGCGTAGGCGCCCAACACAGGAAAGGAGGTCGCGTGGCTGACAAGAAGCAGCGGGCCTTTGTTGGTCTTCGTGACCTGACGGACGCGAGAAAGCTCGCGGCCAAGCGGGCCGAGGCCGAGCAGTCGCGTTCCATGCTCAAGCGCGACTGGGCGCTGAACCGCGCGTACTACGCCGGGAACCAGTGGTGCGTCTACTCGCACCTCACCGACACCGTTTCCTCGCTCAACCAGGACACCGGCCCCAAGTGGCGGGTGCGCCTGACGTTCAACGAGGTACAGCCGGGCGTCAGCCACCACGTCGCCCAGCTCACCAAGATGCGGCCGATGATCGCCGCCGAGCCCGACTCAGGCGAGGACAAGGACGTCAAGTCCGCCCAGATGGCGGCGTCGCTGTACGACTACCTCTTCGACACGCTCAACCTGAACTCCAAGGTGCAGGACGCACTCACGGAGGCCGACCTCTCGGGCGGCTTCTGGCGCATCTCCTGGGACGGGCTGGCCGGAAAGCCGATGACCTTCACGGTCGACCCGGACGGCAACCCGATCACGGACGACGAGATCGCGAGCGTCTACCTCGATGAGCTCGCAAGCCAGCTCCAGGCGACAGGGCATGACCCCGCGCTGGCGGAGCAGATCGCGAAGAAGACCGTCTACCTCGGCGAGATCCGCGTCGACGTCCTGCCGGCCGAGAACGTGCTGGTCGACCCCACGGTCAAGGACTTCAACGAGGCGCGGTGGGTCATCTGCACGCACTCGATGGACCCGGATGAGATCGCCGCCCGCTGGGGTGTGCAGGTCCAGCCGGACTCGAGTCCCGCGGAGGACAACCCCCTCCCGATCGGCACCCGCAAGGAGCGGCAGACCGATCCGACCACCCGGCGGGTCTACATCATGTATATCCGGCCGTGTCCTTCCCTCCCCGACGGGCGGTACGTCGCCTGGGTCGAGGGCCCGGACATGATCCTCCAGGACGTCAAGTGGCCGTACCCGTTCAACGAGCTCCCGTTCGTGAAGTTCCCGGGCATCTACTCGCCTGACTCGGTGTACGACCACGCGCTCGTCACGGACGTTCGTCCGATGCAGGACGAGCTCAACAAGGGCGCGTCTCAGGTCGTCGAGTACAGAAACCTGACGGTGCGGCCGCAGATGCTCGCGCCGGTCGGGTCCCTCCGGACCAAGCTCACCGGCGAGCCTGGCGCAGCGATCGAGTACAACCCGGTCGCCAATCAGGTTCCGACGTGGCGTGACATCCCGAACCTCCCGCAGTACGTCTTCGCGGCGCTCGGCGAGGTCCAGGGGCGGATCGACAAGGCGTTCAACCGACTCCCCTCCACACGGGACCAGCTCCCGGCGCGGGCGGACTCGGGCGAGCTGATGTCGCAGATGTACGAGGCGGTGGCCGACCAGATGTCGCCCACGATCCTCCGACTAGAGGACGCGCTCGCGCGCGCGGGGCACATCATGGCCGCGTTCGCGCAGAAGTACTACATCGAGCCGCGGATGCTCAAGATCAGGGGAGCGGGCGGGTCCGTCCAGGTCAAGAAGTTCATGGGCGCCGACATCGCCGGCGGGTTCACCTTCCGGCCGCGTTACGGCACCGGCCTCCCGAAGTCCCGCGAGGGCAAGCGCATCGCGATCATGCAGATGCTCGAGGCCGGGCTGATCGACGAGCGCACGGCGATGAAGCACCTCGAGCTCGGAGACCTCAAGGGCGTCGAGGCCAAGGTGGCCCGGGCCGAGGACTTCGCGTTCCGCACGCTCGACAAGATGCGGCGTCAGCAGCCGGTCAACGAGACCGCGATCGCGGAGGTCCAGCAGGAGCTCCAGGACTTCCAGCAGCAGGCCATGCAGATCATGCAGGCGGTCCAGTCCGGCCAGGAGGTCGACGTCAACGGCGACGGCCAGGCCGAGGACCCGAACCAGATCGTCCAGATCCTTCAAGAGCAGTGGCAGCAGCTCCAGCAGGCGTACCAAGACGCGCCCTGGCAGCCACTTCCCTACGAGGACAAAGCAACGTCGCTCGAGGTCCTTGGCGACTTCATGCTCACGGTCGAGTACGAGGCGTACCCGCCGGACATGAAAGCCATCTTCGAGCGCAGATTCACCCTTCTGATGCAGGCCCTCCAGGCCGAGCAGCAGCCTGATCCCGCGTCCCTGCCGAAGGTGAACGCGACCGCGAAGGCCACGGTCTCCGCGGCGGTGTTCGCCAAGATGCTCCAGGCGCAGGGGATCGACGTGACTCCGGAGGAGGTTGCCGAAGCGCCGCTCGAGACCGCGGTCTACGACTCAGTGGACAAGGCGGACGTCGACGACGCCGGTAACGACCCCCTCACGCAGGAGGAACACGACCAGGCGATGCAGCAGGCCGAGGACGCGCACCTCACCGCCCAAGCGCAGGCGGCCGCCCAGATGGGCACCGTCGCCGCGAACGAGGGTCGGGCCGAGGAGAAGCACGCCCAGGCCCTACGCCATGCTGAGGAGGCCCACCAGGCCAAGATGCAGCAGGCGCAGGAGCAGCATCAGGAACGCATCAGGCAGAGCCGGCAGCCCAAGCCCGCGAGCAAGTCGAGCTAGGGGTGGCTGGCCGAACGCAGTTCTCTGACGAGGACAAGGCGAGGCTCTACACCGCGCTGGCGGCGAACGACTGGAACGTGAAGAGGACCGCTCGAGAGACCGGATTCTCCATCTCCACCGTTCGCCGCTACCGCGACAAGTTCAAGAGCAACCCACCCTCGACGGAGCTGGTTCAAGCAGCCGTCGGCGAGTTCGTCGATGACGCCGAACGCATCCGCAACCTCGCGCTCGCGAAGCTCGAGGAAGCGATCAAGAGCGGCGACATCAAGCCACGCGAGCTCGTGACGACGATCGGCGTCCTGGACGACAAGATCACCAGGGCGAAGGGCCTGCCTACCCACCGGACCGAAAACGTCAGCACCTTCCCGGATCGGCAAGAGCTGGGACAGATGCTCGGCGAGTTCATGGTCGGGGCGATCAAGGCGGCTGAACAGCGCCACGAGGAAATCGTGGACGCAGAGATTGTGGAAGAGGAACCTCTGTCTCTTCCCTCGGGCGGGTAATACCCACCCCGGTCCTCGTGGCCGGGGCCCCGCCCACCCACGCGCAGAACAACCGCCGCCCGCCGGGCGGGACGAGGACTCTGCCTACCCAAGAGGAGGTCCAGCTATGGCTGGCGAGACGTCGAACGAAATCGACGTAGAAGGTGCCCTGGCGGCACTCGAGGAGCAGTACGGCCCGGAGGGCGGTCCCGTGACGACGGGTCAGCCGCGCGACGACGCCGGCCGCTTCGCGAACAAGCCCGCTGAGGAAGAAAGCACCGCTCCCGCCGTTGAGGATGCGGCGGAGGAGACCCCTGCGGCAACCCCCGAAGAGGGGACCGAAGAGGAGGTCTCGTTCACTCACATCCCCGACGAGGCGCTCACCCCTGAACTTCTCGCGCTCAAGCGCGGCCTCCAGGCCGACTACACGCGCAAGATGCAGACGGTGGCGCCCCTCCGCAAGGTGGCGGAGGAGTTCGAGTTCGACTCGGAGGACAACCTCCGTGAGGCTCTGACTGCCTACCGCACCCTCTCGGACCCGACGAACTGGCCGAAGCTCCACGCGGAGCTCTCGACCTATCTCCAGAGCCAGGGACTAACCCCGGCCGTGGCGGACGCCGCGGCGGCCAGGACCCTCGGCGAGTCGACGAGCGCGCTGTCGGATGACGACGCTTTCGTGGACATGGAGGACGACGGTTCGAGCTCGTACGACCCGCGCATCCTCTCGGAACTCGAGCAGGTCAAGCGGGCCAACGCCGAGATGCGCCAGCTCATCGAGCAGGACCGCATCGAGAGGCGCCGCGAGGCGGAGGTCCTCCAGCGTGCTCGGCTCCTGACAGATCAGGAGAACGCGATCGCGAAAACTCACCCGGACTGGGACGAAGAGGACTGGTCGGTCGTGTACGACCTGCTCGGCGACGGCAACGATCTCAACGTTGCGGCCGCGCGGTACGACGCGATCCTCGGTCGTCAGGCGTCCCGGTATGTGACCAGCAAGGAGTCCGCGCTGCGGGTTCCGCCGCCGGTTCCTGGTGAGGGCGTGATCTCACAACCCACGGAGGAAGCTCCTCAGACGATCGAGGAGGCTCACGAGCGCGCGATGGCATACGTCCGGCAGCGCGATCTTCAAGACGCGCAGAGCTAGGGCGTCAACACAGGAAAGAAAGGGAGAAAGGTAGATGGCCGATCTCGTAGGCGGCCTCGACCTCGCCGACCTCTCGGACATGCTCAAGGAGTGGTACATCGGCCCGACGGCCGAGCAGCTCAACCAGGAAGTCGCGGTCACGCAGCTCCTGGATGTCACTTCTGAGAACCTCGAGGGTCTCAAGGCAGTCCTCCCCCAGCACGTGTCTCGCTCCGGCGGGATGGGTGCGCGACGTGAGCGCCAGGCGCTTCCGTCCGCGGGGAAGCAGGGCTACGCGAGGGCCGAGTTCGATCTCAAGTACCAGTACGCCCGTGTCGAGGTGACTGGTCAGTCCATCCAGAGGACGTCCTCCGAAAGGGGTGCGTTCCTCCAGGCGCTCAAGGCCGAGCTGTCCTACATCCGTAAGGACATTCAGCTCGACATGGCGCGCCAGTTCTACGGCGACGGTTCCGGAGTCATCGCTTCGGTCCTCGACGCCGACGGTGCTTCCAGCGCCACCCAGACCATCTCGAGCGCGGAGCCCATCTCCAAGGGCTTCCTCTACATCGGGGCGGTCGTCGACATCCTCAACGCCTCCACCCTCGCCAACGTGGCGTCGGGCCTGGAGGTCACGGACGTCGACGTGTCGACGAAGCACGTCACCTTCGATTCCTCGGTCGACCTGACCGCGGCTGCGAACTTCTCGATCGTTCGGTCGGGCAACGTGGACAGCACGGCGGTCAACGAGATCGACGCGGGTCTCCGCGCGATCATCGCGACCTCGGGCTCCGTCGGTGGCATCAACCCTGCCACGGCCGGCAACGGCTACTGGAAGGGCATCGTGAAGTCCAACCCGGTGGGCGACGGCACGATGGACATCGACAACCTCGTCGAGGCGTACAACGAGGTCAACAACGCCGGTGGGCGTGCCGACCAGGTGGTCCCGATGACCACCCCCGGCCTCCTGCGGCGTCTGTTCAGCGGTGACGACTTCGCTGCCAAGGTGCAGTTCGTCAACGCGACGACCCTCCGCGGCGGATTCGAGCAGATCAGCTTCGCAGCTGGTGCCGGCCCGATGACGCTGCACGCCGACCGGCTCCACCCGTGGGGCGAGTACACCTTCGTCGACAAGTCGGCGATCAAGGTGTTCTCCCCGGCGGACTGGGACTTCCTGGCACGCGACGGTCTGACGATCCGCTGGGTCTCGGACTACGACGCCTTCCAGGCGCTCCTGTTCCGCTACATCAACATGGGTTGCGACCGGCGCAACACCTCGCTCCGTATCACGGGGCTGACGGACACCGGCTTCTAAGCCGACGTCCAGGTCTGACGGTTGGGGGCGGGCTTTCGCCTGCCCCCTTCCGTGAGATCGCCTTATTTCCTGTGCCAGGAAATCAGGCCATCCGAGGAAATAACAACCCAAGGAGGACACGTGGAGAACTCGGCACCGATCGTGCCGGAGGCGCCCGTCCGGCTCTGGCTTCCAGGGCTGGGGGTGACCGATCTTCGCGTCCGCCGAGTCGCCCGCGCCGTCAAGCAGTACGACGAGTCGCTCGACCTGGCGCGGCACGAGGTCACTGGTGACTGGGTGGTCACCAAGGGGGAGTCCGGCTTCCCCGTCTTCGGCTTCGGCCGTGAGCTGCCCAACCCCGACGACGTGGAGAGGATCCTCGGCAAGCGGGACATCAAGCGGCACGGCAAGAAGATCATGGACCAGCTCGCGCGCGATGCCGAGAGGCGTCGACTAGACGAGCAGTACCGAATGGAGGAGACCGACGGGATTGCCGCGGAACTCTTCGAGAGCGCCTTCCGGCGCGTCGGCAAGCACCCGAACCCCCGCATCTTCGTACCAAGGAGTCTCTAGTGGACGTCGCTGACATCTTTTCCGACCTCGACGACCACGGGTTCGAGGACACGACGGACGAGCGCAAGCTCGCCATCCTGAACGACGTCTACCACGACGTCTGCTCGCGCGAGCCGTGGCCCTTCCTCGAGGTGATGGATACCTCGGTGACGGTCACCGGCTACGCGGTCACCTCGGACAACTCGATCCGCGCGGTCCTGTTCTTCCATGACGGGACCAAGGAGCTGATGCCGATGCGGCTGGACGACTTCCT